ATGCGTGATGGTCGGTCGGCGCTCGCCTATCCGCGGCGTGGTGGTGGTGCCGTGGTAGTCGCCCTCGTTTTTGGGCGGCTCGTTGACTGCGGACTCAGTCCTCGCCTGTCCCTCCCTCCTCAGCTCCGCATCGCCCTCGGTCGGTCGGCATCGTGAACGATCGCAGCGCGTGGCAGCGCATCGACCTCGACGAGGGCCAAGCGTTTGAGGGCATGACCGTCGGCGGGCAGCGCACGCTCGAGCGCCTCGCTCATCGCCCGGGCTGCTGTGGCGCGTCGCCGGACGCGTGGCTCAAGTACAACGGCCACGTCGGGCCGTAGGGTCGAGCTGATGCCACGTCGCGGCTCGCCCTACGGCCCGAGCTACGAGCGGCGCCGCAAGCAGGTGCTCGCAGGCGGCGCCCGCTGCCACGTGTGTGGCGATCCCGCGACCGAGGCCGACCACGTGCCGCCGCTCGTGCTGCACCGCCACGTCAACGGGTCGGGCTGCTGCGAGCTGTTGCCGTCGTGCGGGTCGTGCGCTCGTGAGCAGGGCGGCCAGCTCGTGCCGGGCGGCATCGGACGGCGCGACCCCGATGGCGGCGACATCGCCGAGCTGCCCGAGCCGCTCGGCTACGAGCGCGACGCGGGCGCGTGGGCGGTCGAGTGGCTCGACGACCTGCTCGACGTGCCCGACGACGCGGCGTGGCCGCGGCTGATGACGTTGCCGCACCCGCGCGCCGTCGCGTCGCTCGGCCTCGACTTCGAGGCGTGGGTCAAGGCGCGCAACGGGCGCACGCTGCGATGGTTCCAGCGGCTCGCGGTGCGCCGCATGCTTGAGGTCGATGTCGAGGGCCGCCTCGTGTGGGACACGGTGCTGCTCACCCTCGCCCGACAAGTCGGCAAGAGCTGGCTGCTGCGCGAGCTGCTCATGTGGCGCATGCACCAAGGCGAGCACTTCGGCGAGGCGCAACAGGTCGTGCTCATCAGCATGCAGAAGGGCCAAGCGCGCGACGTGTTTGATCCCGAGCTGCGATGGTGCAAGGCGCGGCCCGACCTGTACGGCTGCCGCGAGGTCAACGCCGAGGAGGAGGTCAACCTGCTCGACGACGGCTCACGCTGGCTGCTCACCACCAAGGGCACGAGCCGCACGGGCGGCGCCTACGGGCGCAGCACCGCGCTCGGCGTGGTCGACGAGGGATGGTCGGTGCGTGCGTTCACGGTCGACGAGGCGCTTGAGCCGAGCCTCGTCGAGGTGGATCAGAGTCAGCTCGTGCTCGTGTCGACCGCGCACCGCATGGCGACCTCGCTGATGCTCGACCGTCGCAGCGCCGCCCTCGCCGCGCTCGACGACCCCGACGCGGGTGACCTCATCGTCGAGTGGTCGGCGCCGCCCGATGTCGACATCAACGACCGGGCCGCGTGGCGGCAGGCGTCACCGCACTGGTCGCCGCGCCGTGAGCGCGCCATCGCCAAGGCCGTGCAGCGCGCGCTCGCGGGCTTCGCGAGCAACGACAACAACGAGCCGGACCCCATCGAGGCCGTGCGCGCGCAGTGGCTCAACATCTGGCCCACGCGCCTCGCGCTCACGTCGGGCGAGGAGCTGCTCGACCTCGACCGCTGGCGCGAGCTGCTGGCGCCGAGCGGCGAGCACCGCGGGCGGCTGTGGGTCGCCATCGAGGACAACTACGGCGATGGCGCGGCAGTGGCCGCGGTGGCCGAGCTTGAGGGCGAGCGCTACGAGGTCGACGGCTGGACATGCGACACGCGGACCGAGGCGACCGCGACGGCGCGCCAGCTCGTCGACGAGTGGCCGGGCACCTCAACGCTGCTCGTCGCGCCCTCGGTCCGCGACCGCACGGCGCGCGCCATCGCGACCGCGACCGAGACGCGTTACGGGCTGAGCCTGCTGCGCTCGCTCGTCAAGCAGGGCCGCCTCAGCCACGACGACACGCCCGACCTCGACGCACAGCTCGTCGAGGCGCGGGTGCGCCCGATGCCGGGCGGCGGGCTGTCGCTGGCGCCGGGCACGCGCACCGACTTGGTGCGAGCGGTCGTGTGGGCGCTGCGCGCCGCCGAGGTGTCCGTGCCCTTGCCCGCCATCGCGTGACATGATCACGGCGTGAGCCGCTGGTACGAGCGAGCGCTACGGCCGTCCTCGATGACCACGCCCAACGACAACGACCCCGCGGACGTGCCGCCCGCGACGGTCGGGCCGCCCGCGTACGAGCCGGGCGAGGCGGGCGCCCTCACACTCATTGACGAGGGCGCTGGCCCGCCGCTCGGCATGGGGCCGCCGCCCGCGATGCCGTGGTCAGGCTGGCCCGCCGACTGGGCCACGCCCGCATGGGGCCACGCCGAGGCGCTCGTCGACATCGCGTGGTCATGCCTCGACCTCAACGCCAGCATCATCGCCTCAATGCCGCCCTACGCGACCACTCAGGGCCAGCTCGTCGCGTCGCCCACGTGGCTCGCCAACCCCGACCCCGACCTCTACAGCTCGTGGGACGAGTTCGCCAAACAGGCGTGGTGGGACTATCAGCTCGGCGAGGTGTTCATCATCACGACCGCGCGCTACGCGGACGGCTACCCGGCGCGCTACCACGTGCTTGAGCCGTGGCTCGTCAACGTCGAGATGGGCGCCGACGGTCGGCGGCACTACCGCATCGGCGACCTCGACCCGGGGCCTGACCTGCTGCACGTGCGCTACAAGTCGACGACCGACTCGGCGCGCGGCATCGGCCCTCTCGACGCGGGCCGCACGCGACTGGTCGCCGCGGGCCTGCTGCAGCGCTACGCCAACCGCGTCATCGAGTCGGGCGGCGTCCCGTACTACGTGCTCAAGCACCCGCAGGAGCTGACCGCGACTCAGATCACCGACCTTCAGCAGCAGTGGTACGTCAGTCGCATGAGCGCGCTGGGCATGCCCGCGGTGATGTCGGGTGGCGTCGACATCGAGCAACTGCAGATCAGCCCGGCCGACATGGCGCTCGTCGAGCTGAGCCAGTTCACTGAGTCGCGCATCGCGGTGATGCTCGGCGTGCCGCCCTTCCTCGTGGGCCTGCCGTCGGGCGGCGACTCGATGACCTACAGCAACGTCACCGCGCTCTTTGACTATCACTGGCGCGCCGGGCTGCGACCCAAGGTGTCGCCGGTCGTGCACGCGCTGTCGCAGTGGGCGCTCCCGCGGGGCAGCGACATCGAGCTGAACCGCGACGAGTATGTGCGGCCCGGGCCGCTTGAGCGCGCGCAGGTGTGGGACATCCTCGTGCGCATCGGCGTGCTCACGCCCGCTGACGTGCAGGCCCTTGAGCGCTTCGCGGTGGCTGGCTCGCCGACGCAGCCGCCGCCCCAGCTCACGACCATGCAGGAGGTCGCATCATGAGCGAGCCTGAGCTGTACCTGCGCACGGCCACCACGCTCGACGTGCGCCATCCTGAGCGCATCATCGACCTCATCGCGGTGCCGTATGACGAGGACGCCCGCGTGCCGTGGCGTGGCCGGTTCATCACTGAGTCGGTCGCGCCCGGGGCCTTCGCGGGCGTCGACCGCGGGCCGATCACAGTGAACATGGCGCACGACCGTGAGCGCCCGGTCGGCCGCACCGTCGGCGTGCATCCCAACGACAACCGCGGCCTACGCCTTGAGCTGCGCGTCGCCAAGACGCACACGGGTGACGAGGCCCTTGAGCTGGCCGACGAGGAGCTGCTCGGCGCGTCCGTGAGCATGGGGCCGATCATGCCGGGCGGCGAGCACTACCTCGATGGCGGGCGGCGCCGTCGGATCACCAAGGCGTTCGTCGACCACGTGGCCTTGACGGGCGACCGCGCCTACACGGGTGCCAAGGTGCTCGCGGTGCGCAGCTCGGCCGAGGCCGAGGCGGGCCACCTTGAGCGCGTGTCGACGCCGCTGCTTGACGCGATCCTCGCCGAGCAGCGCCTCGCGCAGTACGGTTCCGCCTGACACGCCGAGGACGCCCTCAGGGGTAGCGAGCGCAACGCCGCACCGACTGAGCCGAGCGAGCGACCGGGCCACCTAGCCCACCCTCCCACGCAAGGAGACGCTCGCATGGGGAACGCGACCGACGCAGTTCTCGCCCGGCATCAAGCCGAGGTCGAGGAGAAGAAGATTCAGATGGACGGCATCATCGAGGGCGCGCAGGCTGAGGGCCGCGATGTCACCGAGGCCGAGCTTGACCTGTACAACCGCCACAAGGAGCGGCTGCAGTTCCTTGAGCTGCAGATGGCGCCGCTTCGCGAGGGCGCCAAGATCGCGGCCGAGTCGAGCCGCCGCACCGCGGAGATCGCCGCGGTGTACGAGCGCGCCCGTGGCAACGCGCCCGGGCCGGTCGAGTACCGCACGGCTGGCGCCTACGTCGCCGACCTGTACCTGAGCGGCCTCGGCGACGGCGAGGCGCGCGAGCGGCTCGACCTGTACAACCGCGCCGCCGCGCATCAGACGACCGCCGACAACCCGGGCCTGCTGCCCGAGAACATCGTGCAGCCGGTCGTTAACTACATCGAGGTGGCGCGCGCCATCACGACCACGCTCGGCCCGACCGACCTCGGCACTGGCTCGTGGTCCTTCGCCCGGGTGACACAGCACACGCAGGTCGACAAGCAGCTCGCTGAGAAGACCGAGCTGGCGTCGCGCAAGATGACCGTGACCAAGACGCCGCTCGCGCAGGACACCTTCGGCGGCTACGTCAACGTCTCCAAGCAGGACATCAACCGCACGTCGCCCGCGATCCTCGACATGGTCATCAACGACCTCGCGCAGCAGTACGCCATCGAGACTGAGGACGAGACGGGCACGGTGCTCGCCGCGGCCGCGGTGGCCGGGCCGGTGCTGCCCGCGACGCCGACCGCGGCCGACATCGCGACGGCCGTGTGGGGCGCCGCGGGCCTCGTGTTCGCGGCGACCAAGGGGCAGGGTCAGACGATCATCGGCGTGTCGCCCGACATGCTCGGCCTCATCGGTCCCAT